AAACAACGTGTTGGTGTAACCCAAGAGTTGACGAGGAGTTGAACTTAGTTACGCACAACAGCGCAGACAATAGAGAGGCGTTTGAAACAGGGGAAAGGAAGCCGACATGACTGACAAAGAAGTAATGCAAATAGCGCTTGAAACAGCCGAACAAATAGCCAGCGCAGATTATCGGCATTGGGAAGAACTTGCATCGCTTGGTGAGTTTGAAAGATGGGCAAGATCACGCGCAAACCATATTGCGGAAGCACTACGCGCCAGACTAGCGCAGCCTGAGAACGAATTTAATCCGGATTGGGATGCAATCGCGGTCATGGTTGAGGAGCAACAACGGATGGCAAAGCGGATTGAGGAACTCGAAGCTCGACTAGCGCAGCCAGAGCAGAAGCTTGTAGTTAAATTGAAAGAACTGCTTGAGGTTCAAGGGCGTGATGGTACATGGAACTACGACCCATACTTTCACGGTATGTATAACGGCATGGAAGTTATGCTTGCTGTATTGGAAAATAGAGAGCCAGTATTTCGTGGAGCGCCAAAGAAATGGCTATCAAAGAAAGAATGGCAAGGGCTGACGGATGAGGAAGTAAAAATACTTGCAACGCAAGGCAGAACTGATTTTTCAAGGCCGGTGTACAACGAATTTTACAGCGCCATCGAAGCCAAGCTGAAGGAGAAGAACGGTGGATGAACCGATTGCGAAGGTCATAGGAATTTACGACGGCTACTTTATGGCGGCTTCCATCAATGAGGCGGCATTGCCTGTTGTTGGTGCGCAACTCTATGGCGCGCCGCCCAAGCCGGTATGGCGAGAGTTGACAACAGCGGAAACAAAAGCGCTTTGGGCCGCTGCGGAGAAAAAGCCGAGCGCGTTCGCGGAGATGATTGGACGGAAATTGAAGGAGAGGAACATTGACTGATTACAACGACTACGCAACACAACGCCGCGTGCTGCTGGAATATCTGCAAGTGATGATTGTGTTGGAGGACTGGCATGGCGTCTCCGACGTGGCCAACGATTTGCGAGAGCTGGAAGCAAAACACAACAACAACTACAAACCAAAGTAGGAACTCATGACAACAATCGAGGAAAGAACCGCCGCCAGAGAAGCGGCGCTGGCAGCAGCCGTGGCAGCTTCCCGGCGGCTCGCGCGGCCAGAGGATTACGTATTCGACAAAGCGCAAGAGGCATTTTGGGACTTGCGTGATGGGACACAGCATTCTGAAAAAGCGGTCGACGCTTCCATCCCTATCGAGCTTTGGCGAGTTGAAGTGGAAGAAGCCGAAGAGGAAGCACCAGCCGAAGGACGGCGTGGCCGTGGGCGGCGTCGACGTGAACGGCTCATCCCGCCTTCGCGCGACATCATGCGCGTTGAAAATGATCAGTTCGTCGAAGGTAGCACATGGTGGCCCGGTGAGCCGCAAATCATCAAGGATATATTTATAGATTCCAACGGCTGGCGTCCAGCGCTGGGCCGGAGGATCTACAACAAATACCTGCCGCCGCCCGAACTCACTGGTGACGCTGCTCAGGCGGTTGTTTGGGTCAACCATGTGCGTAAGCTCTGGCCAGACCCGGTCGAGCATGAGTTCTTCTTCGACTTCTGCGCGCATATGGTCCAGCGCCCCGACGTGAAGTGCAACGCCGCAATCGTCTTGAGCGGCACACAAGGCATCGGTAAAGATGCGGCGTTGATGCCAGTGAAAGCCGCAGTGGGCAACTGGAACACCAAGAACATCGACCCCGACGAGCTGTTCAGCCCCTACAAGCCGTGGCTGGAAACCTTGATGTTGGTCGTGGACGAAGTGCGCCCGACGAAGGATGAGTTCCATGCGTCGTCAGCTTACAATATTCTTAAGCCAATGATCGTCGCGCCACCCGACACGCTACCGCTCAACGACAAATATGCGAAGTTGCGGCACATCATCAACCGGCTGCGCGTGTTCATCACCACCAACGACTGGATGAGCATGTACATCCCACCCGAAGACCGCCGCATGTTCATCATGCACTCTCACCTGCCACAAAAGTGGCATGAGAAAGAAAAACAACCAGCCTACTTCAATGAGCTGTTCGCATGGTTCGAAAGTGGCGGCATCAACCACGTAGCCGCGTGGCTGACGGCGAGAGATCTCTCGGCGTTCGACCCGAAGGCACAAATCGCTCGCACAGCCGGGTGGGGCGCTGTGGCGGCTTCCTGGGGTGAGCCTGAAGACGCTGTCGCTTGGGTGCTTGACCAACTGGGCAACCCACCGGCCATCCTCGGACAAGAACTTGTCAACCCACAGTTCGACCACCGCGAAGAAGTTGCCAACATGCTCAAGTCGCCGCGCAAGATTTCTCACCGCATGAACCGCGCTGGCTACGTCAATGTGCCTGCACCGGGCGGCGCTGACCGATGGGTCTTCCGCTCGGAAGGCAAAACGCTGCGCGCGAGATATGCATTCGTGCGCGGAGAGCTGACGCGTGATATCGATGCCGCGACCGAGCTTGTGCGCAAAAGAGGAGAAGAATTGCTCGCCGCACAATCCCAAGATGGGGGAAATGTGGTCGTTTTGGAAGCAAAGAAGGGTGGATTCTGATCCCGAGATTGACGCAGAATGAATTTCGATGAGAGCCGCAGGAATAATAGTCGTCTCGGGCAACTTGGGATCCTGATCCCGAGATTGAAGCATAATCCCAAAAATCCCAAGATAGTAATTGTTGGATAATTTTGTGTTAATTTGTATTAAATTAAGAAAAAGAGAAGAATAGGAAATCTCGGGCATCTCGGAATCTCGGGATTTGGCGGCGTACCCGAGATTTAGGAAACTTTTTATGCTTTGTGCGAAATAGAAACGCGCGGCGAAAATGTTGCCGAAAAAACCGGGCGCGGCGATAATCGCGCGAAGAATGCTGTTTGAAGCATTTTCAATAAAACTTTAGGATCAAATATGGCTGGCGTGAAGGGTCGTAGTGGCAGACCACCGGGCAGCGGCGGTCGTCCTCCTGGCGTTTTGAACAAAACAACGCGCGCGGCGCGTGAAGCCATCGCGGCGTTTGTTGACGACAATGCTCCGCGCATGCAGGAGTGGCTGGACAAGGTTGCGCAGGGCGTGCCTCGTGTTGATGCGGATGGCAATCAGTTGCACGACGAAGACGGCAACCCGATGTGGTTCCATCCACCCAACCCTGAGAAGGCGTTCAACATGCTCAAGGATGTGGTTGAGTATCACGTGCCCAAGCTCGCTCGCAGCGAGGTCACTGGTGCAGGCGGCGGCCCGATTAGTGTGGCGGCCATCGACATGAAAGGGTTGTCTGACGCCGAGCTGGAAACAATGCAGCGGCTCTTGGCGAAAGCGAGCGACGCATGAGCATCGACCGCACGCCAGTCGGTGCTGAAACAGAAGTGATCGAGGAATGGCTGCGGCAGTTCGGTGAATTGCAAGAAACATCCGAAGGCACAGCGGTGGTGCTCACAACAGAGCTGTTGCGCGAATACGCCGAGTGGGTTGCGGCTTGTCAGCGCGAATGTATCGCTCAGGTGTTGGAGCGGATGCCTGATGGTTACTGGGCGAACAACTGCGCGATGGCTATACGCATGATGAGGGCGCAACACTGATGAATGCTCCATTGAGCCCTGCTGTGATGTTGGACGCGATACGCCGTGAGAAAGACCGGCGAGCGGCGTCTGCATCATTGTACGAGTTCGTGAAGCAAGCATGGCCGATTGTCGAGCCGGGTGTGCCGTTCATTGCCAGCTGGCACATCGAAGTCATCTGTGAGCACTTGGAAGCGATCAGCTCAGGCGAGCTCCGCAAGCTGCTCGTCAACATCCCACCGCGACACTCCAAATCTACCATCGTGAGCGTTATGTTCCCGATGTGGGAGTGGCAAGTGTCGCCTGAGCAAAAGTATTTGTGTGCGAGTTACAGCGGCACACTCTCCATCCGCGACAACCTGAAGGCGCGGCGGCTCGTGCAGAGCCCATGGTACCAAGAGCGTTGGGGCCAGCTGTTCGAGCTCGCCGGTGACCAGAACGCCAAGCAGCGTTTCGAGAACGACAAGACAGGCTACCGGCTCGCCACCAGCGTTGGCGGTACGGCCACTGGTGAAGGCGGCTCGCGGTTGTTGCTTGATGATCCGCACAGCGCGCAAGAAGCTCAGTCTGACGTGATCCGTCAGAGCGCGCTGGAATGGTTCGACGTTGTTTGGTCGACGCGACTCAACGATCCCAAGCGTGACGCGATGATCACCATCATGCAGCGGCTGCACGAAAAAGACATCAGCGGACACATCCTTGAGGACATTGGCGGTTGGGAACACTTGATGATCCCGGCTGAATGGGATGGTGTGCGTCGCAAGACCGTCATGGGCTCGTACGATCCGCGCACGACAAAGGGCGAGCTTATCTGCGCAGAGCGCTTCGGTGAAAAAGAAATCACCGAACTCAAGCAGCTGCTCGGCGTTTACGGCACTGCGGGTCAGCTGCAGCAAGATCCGCAACCGGCTGAGGGCGGCATTCTCAAGACCAAGTTCCTGCGGCTCTGGCCGCACGACAAAGGGTTGCCGCAGTTCGAATATGTCTTGCAGTCGTATGATTGCGCGTTCACTGAGAAGACGACTGGCGACCCAACGGCTTGCAGCGTTTACGCCGTGTTCACGCTCGACAACGAGCGGCACGTGATGTTGATCGACGCATGGGATGAGCATTTGTCGTACCCTGAGTTGCGCACAAGGGCGATCAGGGATTGGCAGACAGAGTACGGCGGCACGACGGTCAAGGATGGGTTGCGCGCGGCCCGGCGGCCTGACCGCGTGTTGGTTGAGGCAAAGGCGTCAGGCCAGTCACTCTTGCAAGACCTGCGGCTCGCAAAGGTGCCAGCTATCGGCTACAACCCCGGCAACGCGGACAAGGTCTCGCGCGCGCATCAGGCGGCCCCAACACTGGAGCTCGGCTACGTTTGGGTTCCTGAGAGCGGCAAGAACGTCGGCCATGCGGTGAGCTGGGCATTGCCGTTCATCAAGCAGCTCGAGAAGTTCCCTGTGGCCGAGCATGACGACTATGTCGACACGTTCACTCAGGCGATCATTTACCTCAAGAACGATGGTTGGTTCGACTTGCCCAAGGCACGCGACCCAGACGAACCCAAGCAGTGGAAGCGTGAAAGGATCAATCCTTATGCAGCCTAAGAAACCAGTGTGGGAAAAAGCTCGCCCCAAAGACCTGCCTGAGCCGAAGGCGCTCAGCAAGAAGCAAAAGTCCAGCGCCAAGAGCATGGCCAAGAGCGCCGGGCGGCCCTACCCGAACCTTGTCGACAACATGCGCGCAGCGCGCAAGAAGGGTTGAGCCATGGTCGAAAAAAGCAAGATGGCCTGCAACAAACCGCGCAGCACGCCTGACCATCCGAAGAAGAGCCACATCGTGAAGGCGTGCGAGGGTGGCACAGAGAAGATCATTCGCTTCGGTCAGCAGGGCGTCAAGGGTTCGCCCGAGGGCAGCGCACGCAACGATTCATTCAAGGCGCGCCATGCGAAGAACATCGCAAAAGGCAAGATGAGCGCGGCTTACTGGGCTAACAAAACCAAATGGTGATCTATGGCTGACATCCGTCCAACACCCGAGCAGCGCCCCGTTGTGGGCGGCTTGGCACGATTGCTCCAGCGCGCCGACAAGTTCGCTCGTGCGCCATTCGGTTATGAGAACCCACCAGCGGCGATGTTGTCAGACTTTCTGAGCATCCCACCGCTTTACCGAACGCTAGAGAACTATGCGTATGGCTCGCCGTTGGCGTCAGGCACCAGCTCGGTCAGCCGGTATCTGCCAAAGCTGACTGAGGACACAAAGGGCGCGATTGAAGGTGCGATCAACTTGGCACCGCTGGTGGGGCCAGCAGCGCGCGCCACGACAGCCGGTGCAACGGCGCTCGGACGGTTAGGCGAGCAAGCAGCAGCTCGTGCGGTTCCTCAAATCATGGAGCGTCGTGGCGTTGGTGCAGACCTGTTGTCGGCGCTGGCATCAGGCACGACCAGCAACGTGATCAAGCCGAAGGGCGGTAACTGGTTGGCGAGCAGCATTGAAAACAAGTTGGTGCCGCTCAAAAGCCCAGACGAAGAAATGGCAATCCAAGCTGTTCTGCGTGCCAATCCAAATATCGATCGAGAGGCTGCTCGCCAATTTGTAGCTGCTGATTCTGCTGTCCCGCCGCAAAACCAAGCCATCAACCGTTGGATCGACACAAAGCTCGCGAAGTACATCCGCAACGAGATGGGCACGCCGGAAGATCCTGTGCGTGCGTTGGCCGAGCGCGGCGTGTTGCATTTCCAACCACGCGGTTTCCGTGACGCTTCGTCAGCTATGGACAGCGTCAGGATCAATCGAGGGTATGGTGGGTTCCCGCTTGAAGACACAGCTACATCACCACTCGCAAAACAGTGGGAGCGTTATGCCGATGAAGCCATTCAGCCTGTTCCTTCACAAACGCGCGTTGCCGGTCTTGAGTTGACGGGCGATTTCCGTGCTCAAAAAACTTTAGCAGACAATCCTTGGTTGAAAACGTTGCCGCGCGACACGCTTGTTTATGAACCCGGTTATCGCGCGTTTGTCGATGATGAAATGCTCGGCTTCCCACACCTCATCGACGAACTGAAAGCTGCAATGAGCCCGACGAGCGAATTGCCGACGAACTTGCGGTTCGACCCGAAGGACATCGACAAGCTCACTGTGCCGCAAGCCGTCGAGCGCGTGAGCAAGATCAACGCATGGCGCGCCGAACAAGCCGCCCAAGCTGAGAAAGCAGGGATGATGGAAAACCTGCAAGCGGCTCCGCGCTTGGCCGACGAGAACTTGCAGTTGTCGTTCGTCGAGAAACCCGGCGGCGCTTGGGTGGACATTCCAGAGACGGTCAACGAAAAAGGAATCCAGCTCTGCACATCAATCGGCAAAGCGGGTGGTTGGTGCACGAAGAACGCAAGTCTCGCTAAAGAATATGGGGCAGGGCATAACCGGCTCACCGCGCTCATCGACGCGGAAGGTCGACCACACGCTCAGGCGAAGATCACGTCTATACCAAGCACCGGCGACATCATGGACGACATGGACGATGTCATACAATCTTTGTCTGCCGCAGAACGCAAAAAATTCAATCGTTTCCTCGGTTCTGACGATTTTGATGGAGACCCAGAAGAAGCGTTCGATTGGTTGAAAAACAATTTGCCAGAAGCTTACCAGCGTTACATTTCTGAAAACGCTGTTGCGATCCCCGACATCACCGAGCTCAAGCCTCCCGGCAATACATTCAACAGCGACCGCGCACGAGAATATGCCAAGCGCGATCCCGACTACAAAGCCAAGGTCACCGGTTCTGTCTTGAACTTCTTGAACAGCGGCGAGTGGGGTCGTGTCGCCGACCTGCATCATTACGACATCGTCGATCTGAAAGACCCGAACAGCTTGCTTGAAGGGATGATGACGCTCTACGGCGATGAAAGAGCCGGCAGCCACCGCGTCGGACAAGAGTTCATCGACGCATTCAACCATGCTGTCAGCGCAGAGCCGAACGCGCCGCGCTTCATGACTCAACGCCAGCTGCGCGAGTTCATCGGCCCTGTCGAACCTTTGGAGGGCTACGCCGAAGGTGGTTATGTTCAAGGCTACGGCGTCGGTGGCGCAGTCAAGTCGTTCGCCAAGCTGGTGCGCAGTTACCTTGCAGGCGAAGGCAAAGTAGCAGAAGCCGTCGCAGAAGCCGCGCCCAAAGAACAAAAGATGTTGCAAGGTGTTTATCGCGGCTATGCAGGCGAGCCCGGCGGCGAAGAAGCCTTGTTCGCCTCGCCTCAAAAGTCGATCGCAGACTATTACGCGCGGCGGCGCGCTGCAGAGACCGGCCAAACACCGCACGCCGAGATGCTGTTGGTGGATCCGTTTGCGGGTGACCAATATGGCTTGAGCATCTTGTTGGACAGATACAACCGCGACCCGAACTTCACACGCGCTCGCAAGCTCCGGCCCGAAGACGTTGTTGAGCGCACTCAGCTCTATGCAAAGGGCGGCGCGGTCGACTATGACCCTGACGAGATCGCAAGGTTGGCGGCGAGTGTTGTGCCCGGTTACGCCGCAGGCGGCTTGGTCGACTATGACCCAACAGAAATAGACACAATTGTGTCCAAACTGAAAGAGGAATTCCATGGCTGAAATGAACAAGCCGCTCGAAGACGACGAAGAACAAGGCGAAATGTTCGAGCTCGAAGACGACGAGCTCGAAGTTGAAGACACCGAAGACGGTGGCGCGATCATTCGTATGGAAAACGAACAAGACGCCGCAGTCAAGCAAGCGCACTTCGCCAACATCGTTGAAGAAGTCGACCCATCCGCACTCAAGACGGCGGTGCAAGACCTGCTGGACAAGCTCGAAAAAGACAAGGAAGCCAGAGAAAAGCGCGACAAGCAGTACGAGGAGGGATTGCGTCGTACTGGCTTGGGTGACGACGCGCCGGGCGGCGCTCAGTTCACTGGCGCCAACAAGGTGGTGCATCCGATGCTGGTGGAAGCCTGCGTGGACTTCAGCGCGCGGTTCATGAAGGAGGTGTTCCCGCCTTCCGGCCCGGTGAAGAGCAAGATCCTGGGCGAGCACGACAAAGAGAAGGTCGACAAGGCGCGGCGCAAGGCTGAGTTCATGAACTGGCAATGCACGGAACAAATGCCAGAGTTCCGCAGCGAGCTGGAGCAGCTCAGCACGCAGCTGCCGTTGGGCGGCGGTCAGTACCTGAAGCTCATGTGAAACGCGCAATGGAAACGCCCATGCTCTGAGTTCATTGCGATTGACGACATTTACTTGCCGTTCGCGGCCACGAACTTCTACAGCGCCGAGCGCAAGACGCACGTCCAATACATCACCAAGATGGAATACCAGCGGCGCGTGAACGCCGGTATGTATTCAGACGTCGACATCGGCCAGCCAGAAGACCCCGAGTTCAGCAAGTCGAGCCAAGCCAACGACAAAATCGAAGGGCGCAAGGACACCGCCTACAACGAAGATGGGTTGCGCACCATCTTTGAAATCTACACCCACTTGGACTTTGGTGATGGCGTTGAACCTTACATTCTCTCCATCGACAAGAGTTCCGGCAAGGCGCTTTGTTTGTACCGCAACTGGGAACCAGAAGACGAACAAAAGCGCGAGCTAGACTGGATTGTTGAGTTCCCATTCGTGCCTTGGCGCGGCGCTTACCCCATCGGCCTCACGCACATGATCGGCGGGTTGAGCGGCGCGGCCACCGGTGCGTTGCGCGCGCTGTTGGATTCAGCTCACATCCAAAACATCCCGACGCTGTTGAAGTTGAAGGGCGGCCCGAACGGTCAAACCATCAATGTCCAACCGACCGAAGTGGCAGAAATCGAGGGCGGCGCGCTGATCGACGACATTCGCAAGCTCGCGATGCCTATGCCGTTCAACCCGCCTTCAGCCGTGTTGTTCCAGCTGCTCGGGTTCTTGGTGGACGCAGGCAAGGGTGTGGTGCAAACGTCGTTCGAGAAGCTCTCAGACGCCAACCCCAACCAGCCTGTGGGCACGACGCTGGCGTTGATTGAGCAGGGCATGGTGGTGTTCAGCTCGATTCATTCGCGCCTCCACAACTCCATGGCGCGTGCGTTCAAGATTCTTCACCGCATCAACAGCGCCTACCTCACCGACGAGGTTGTTGAGGGTTACGACGCAGGGTTAGACGTGAAGCCGCAAGATTTCGACGGCCCGTTGGACGTCATTCCTGTTTCTGACCCAGCGATTTTCTCGGAAACACAGCGCTTTGCGCAGGTTCAGGCGTTGATGCAGCGCGCGGCGATGATGCCGGGTATGTACGACCAGCGCAAAGTTGAGGAAATGTTCCTGCGGGCGATGAAAATTCCCGACAACGACGTGTTGAAGCCGGATCCGGGCAAGGATGATGTGGATCCAGTGTCAGAAAACGTCGCGGCGGCCATGGGCAGGCCTGTTTATGTGCTGCCGAAGCAGGATCACATGGCGCATATACAAACGCACGTCGCATTTTTGAAGTCGCCGTTGTTCGGAATGAACCCGGCGATCACAAAAACTTACCTTTACCCTATCGCGTTGCACTTGCGCGACCACTTGTTGAACTATTACTTGGTCGAAGCGCACGAAGCTGTCGAAAAAGCGTCAGACGCGCAACTGATCCAAGACGATGGCGCTCAACAAGCCGCCGTCATCTTGCAAGTTCAACAGTTCATCGAGCAACAACTCGGTGCATTCGCGCAAGAGTTGGCGCAACTGT